TATTTCTAGACTTATTTGCTAGGCTCATTTAGCACTATTTAATTTTGATACTGTAAGTCTAACAGGGGGGTCTGACATTTTGCCCTGTATTTCGGGCGTGTCGGAAATCTTTTTTTGTGATAAACCTCACATCTTAAGGCTGTGGATAACCCTGTGGAAAGCCCCCGGGAATTTTCTACTAATTTTTATTAGCAGAGAATTTTTTATTTAGTTATTATTTTTTGTAAGAACTAAATCTTTTTTCAGAACCACAACTTTCGCAAGTTCTGATTATTGAAGTTTTACCATTAGAGAAAGTAAAACCTTTTTTATCTGCGAAACCTTTATGGTCGCAATTTAGATTAGTGTTATTACTAATCTGAAAGTATCCGTTAGGAACTTTGTAGAAGTTATTATTTAGTAAGTTCATTTTGAACTCCTTTCTTTATTTTCTATACTGGAAGTATAACAGGGGGCACTGACATCTACTAGCGAGTAAGTATGACAAATCGGACATTGCAAAAAACTATTTTTGTGAATTGAATCACATAGGCAAATGGTGCAAAACGGACATCCCCGGGGCACGACACGCCCGACCTCGGGGGTGGGCAGGGTGTGAGCAACGCCACAAAAAATACCTTGCGACACGCCGACGGCAGACTTGAAAATGTCAGTGATAGCGTGTAGAATACGCAGTATAAGAAATTAACAGAAAGGATTTCAACATGATAAAGAAACCATGTCTAACTTGTGGCTCTCAAGCCTATGTCTCTAAGCGCAGTATTCCTGCCCTATGCGATAAGTGTATAGAGGGGCTAATAGCCTCTAGAGTGTGAGGTAAATCACACAGGGGCTACCCCACAGACCCCCCAAAATGTCAGTGGCAACAGATAGAATTACAGTATAACAAAAAGAAAGGTTAGGTAGCAAAAATGCTAACACTAAATTACACAGTATCCAAAGAGGATACAATACTTACAACATCAAATATGTTGATGATAAATGAGCGTCAGATAAATGACCTTATGGATAGCCTAGTGGCTTACGGATTTACAGTAGAGGCTATGTCAGTAGCCCCTGCTACACTTTAAGAAAGAAAGGATAACTAAAAATGATAAACGCATTAGAAAGAATAAATTGCGATGAGTGCTACGGGCACGGCGTTATTTTCTACGGAGATAACGATGATTACGGCGTTGAGCCTTGCGAGTGTGTAGCATAGTGGCTACTTACTCAGATGAACAATTACGCAGGATAGCCCACCTAGCCAATGGTGGGACACTTGCTAACTATGACAGAACACATTACGAAAAAAGCGAGGTAGATAAAAATGAAACTAACAATAACTAGTATGTCAGGCAACACATCAACAATGGATTTGCCTACTAAAGAAAATGTTTATTACTTTATAGATTTGTATAAAAAATCTCTAAAGAAAAATCAGAGAGTAAAAATTACTTGTGATTTATTAGGTATTGACGGATACTTACAGGGCACTGCTCCCGTTAGGTAAATGCCCCTAGGTGCGATCTCTCTAGTAGTGGTCGCACTATTTTTTTTATTTTATTTTTTAAAATCATGCATCATACATCTTAGAAAAATATTCAGATTTTCTCAAAATGAAAAAATATTCAGATTTTCCAGGGTATAATAAATACATGCCAAACCCCACTCCCTGTATCCACGTATATGAATATGTCAATTCCGAGGTTTGCCCTCATTGTGGGCGGTATACCCATGAGCCTGATAGAGAATTAGATCTAAGACTATTTAAAGAATATTATGCATCTGGTAAAAACAAAGAATATATTTGCCCAGTAGAGGGCGGTACCATAAGAGGCTGGTGGTCTATATAAAATACGCTATAGCACTCTTAATCCTGCTATTTGGTTTGTTAAATTATTTTGCCTATTTGCAAAAAATCGGCGGGGTATAAAAAACCCTACCACTTTCCAACTGGACACTTAGCATTTTCCAACTTTGTCTTTAACTTCATAAAACATCCACATTTGCTACAGCGCTCTGTCCTTGGTTTAAAAAACTCACATCCCCTACATATCTCTAATCGGGCTATATGCAATTCCTCAACAGACCTTGGCTGATTTGGATTTAATAGATCCCAGGGTTTTACATCACGGTCATTCTGGTTATCCATATCAGCCATTATACCTTATGGGCTTATAGAATGCAAACCAGAATCTTGACGCTATTCGTATCTTTGATTCGTGTTAGTCATTGATGGTTTGTTATTCTTTTTGCGTCCCGCCGAAAATACGTGATATAATTTCTTCATTATGTCACCACAAGAATGGGCTGGATTGGTTGCAACGATAATTGGAATCGTCGGCTCGGTGGGACTAGTTTTGAGGTGGATCTTGAAAAAATACATTGAAGAAATAATGATCGAACTAAAGCCAAATAGTGGATCTAGCATGAAAGATCAAGTAACTCGGCTTGAATCAAAAGTAGATAAACTATACGACGCTATGTTGATTCATCTTGAAGATCACGTTAATAAGTAATCTATATATCTTTTTTCTTTTAACCATTTACCCTCTTAATATTTAAGTATACACTATAAAATTTTCTTGTCAAGAGTAAAACTCAACTTTTTTAAAAAATTTACCAAATCGTTATAAAACTGTCCGATATGTCCTAAATAATGTTAGAATAAACGTGCTGGCCCGTCAGGTTGCTCTCTACCCACCCCCACTGCCCCTGACGGGTTCAGCCTTATTTTCGTGGTATAATCAAACATTATGACTGAAAAATCCTTTGTTGTTTCTGATACCTATAAATTCGGAGCGAATCCAGCCAATATTCAATGGAATGTTGTTCGTGGCGACACCGCTACGCTAAAGGTAGATTTTTTAAATGATGATGAAATAACAAAATGGAATACTTCTACTTGGACTTTTGAAGCAACTGCTTATGATCCAACTGGGGACGTGCTAGATGAATTATCAGTTACTGCTACTACTGGATCGGTGACTATTACTGCCCCCGCATCACTGACTGAAAAATGGGGTAGCACATATAAAACCATCGTAGCCGAACTGCCTTTTGATTTAACAGCACATATTCCAGTATCGGGAGAAGACACTGCTTGGACTCCAGTTATTGGTACAATTAGAGTATTGGGAGATATTACTCCAGGAGGATCATTATGACTTTGCCTACCGTCGTAAAAATCAGTGATACACGCACTGATATTCCACCTGTTATTAAAGTAGACGGAAAGATTTATAAGGTGTCACGCTAATGGCATTTCCAGCAACATATAATTTTAGTTACTACCGTGGCGATACAAACCAATTTGTCATTCGTCCAAAAAACTCTGATGGTTCTGCTTTTGATTTAGATGGTTATGATGCGGATTTCTTTATTGCTACCGCCCGAGGAGCAGCAACAAGCGTTGTTCAGTATGAAGCACAAGCCGTAGTTGATGAAGTAAATAATTTAGTTACATGTACAATTTTGCCAGGTGTGGGAGAACAACTTGCTCCAGGAACATATGTTTATGACGTACAAGTTGATTCTGGTGCTTCTCTTGTATACACACTTTTAACTGGCACGATATCTGTAACAGAGCAGGTTACGGGTGCCGTATAATGCCAGAAGTATTATTATCTAATGATGACATTACAGTTCTAGGTCCACCATCTACAATTGAATTATTAGTTGATATTGGTCCACAAGGAATTCGTGGTAGTCAAGTATTTGTTGGCGTTGGAAATCCAAATAGTGTAGAAATTGGTCAAACACCAGAACTTAATGATTTATATATAAATACATCGCCAGGCGCTGATTATGGATATTTATATCAATATGTAGCACAACCTGGTGGAGATACTTGGATTGAAGTATTAAAAATGAATCCAACTATTTTTAGCAAGAACTATGCTGTCACATTTGCTGGCGGTACTGCAGAAGTAATAATTCCTATTGCAGACATTACAGACGCAGAAACAGCCTTTGTAGCAGATAACTTTAGTATTCAGTACAGCATTGCTCACGACAGCCCTGTAGCCTCTGCTATGACCCTTGTAAGCATATCTGGAGATGATCTGGTGATTGATTTAGAGGCTGTTGAATACGTAAGTAGTACTTGGTCTAATTTGGCCGAGGAAGTAGTTGTCCACTTTTTTATTACGATAGTCGAAGCAGGCGAATCGTAAGAATGTGGTATAATTTTGGAGAGGTGATCCTATGGCAGTAGAAAGTATTGGCACGATATACAGTGTTAATATACCAGGTTTAACAGATTCAGCAGATATCCAGAATGCGTTTAAAGCATATCACTATGGAGCATATACTTCTATTGCAACTACCGCTGGAATTGGTTCTGGTGGTTTAGCCTATTGGCTTAAAGAAATTGAATCTGATATTGCATTACTAGAAGCACGTCCATCATCTGGTGGAGATGCAACATCAAGTGCTCCAGTTGCTGGAGACTTTACACCATCAGGAATTCCAGACGGATATATCTGGGTTGATCTTGATGGATCAATGACAAGTTCTGTTATTGGCGCTACCGCAATTTATAATAACAATGCTCCTACATCTAATATTACATCTGGTGTTATCTGGGTAGACAAAGATGCATCTACTTCTACAACTGGAAACCCATTTATTCCAGCAGCAATTATTGCAGCAAAGGGAGATTTGCTTGCAGGTGTTTCTAATGATACCGTCACAGTTTTGACAGTTGGAAGTAATGGACAATATCTAAAGGCAGACTCAAGTACAACAAGTGGACTTGCATGGAGTGATCCAGGAGATCTAACCGCAGTTTCTGCTGGTACAGGTATTACAGTTACAAATGGTGCTGGACCTATTCCATCTGTTGCAATTGATACAGCAACGGTTGTTGATTTAAATACAGCGCAAACATTAACAAATAAAACTTTTTCTTTCTCTTCTAACACGGTAACAACAACACTTGCACAACTAAATACTGCTGTATCTGATGCTGATGTTGCTTCCATTGCTGGATCAGAAACTCTTACAAACAAGACTTTAACATCTCCAACAATTAACAATGCAACTCTTGCAGGAGTAACAAAAGTAGAAGAAATTATAGAGGCTGCAGCAGTTACTTCATTTTCTGCAACAGGAACTATAATTCACAACGTTATGGATCAAGGATCTGTTGTATATTACACATCAGCAGCCAGCGCAAACTGGATTTTGAATGTAACTGGAAGCGCATCAACTTCTCTCAATAACTTGATGACAACGGGACAGTCTTTAACGATTGCAAATCTTGTAACTAATGGTGCAGGTGCTGCAAGATATATGACTTCAATAGAAATTGATGGCTCTTCTGTAACTTCCGCCACAAAGTGGCAAAATGCAACAGCACCAACTGCTGGCAACACTTCTAGTATTGATATTTATTCAATAACAGCAATGAAAGTAGCAAATACATCAACAGTAGCGTCTGCTTTCACTGTTTTTGCAGCACAGACTAGATTTGCCTAGGAGGTGGGGTAGTTGCCAACACTTGGAACTCGTGGTGGAGGATCTGTAAGAGGATTTGGTAGATTTGGTGGAGGTAGGCCAAGCCAAATAACAACTATTGCTGCTACAGATGTAGGATCTGGTCGTGCTTATAATAATGGACGAATTGATATTTCTTGGACTGCACCATCAAGCAACGGTGCCCCAATTACTGGGTATTTAATTGAAAGATCTACAAACTCAGGATCAACATTTTCTACATTAGTAGCAAACACAGGTTCTGCTACATCAACATATTCAGATACAGGTTTGTCAAGTGCACAAAGATACGATTATAGAGTTTCAGCAATTAATGCTATAGGAACTGCTATAGCATCATCTAGCGTAAACGCTACTGCAACAACTGTTCCACAAGCACCAACTGTTGGAGCAGCATCAAGAGCAGCAGACAATCAGGTTTCTTTAACATTTACTGCTAATGCTACTGGTGGATCAAATATTACATCATATACAATAGTAGGCAGTCCATCAATATCAGTTTCTACTAATGCTGGAACAACATCACCAAGAACTGCAACTGCATCGTATGGTTCTGGAACCTCGTATACTTTTACAATTGCAGCAGTTAATGCTAATGGAACATCTGCAGCATCTGCAGCAAGCGGATCAGTCATGCCAAATCAGCCAGCACCAAGTAGTGTTGAGTATGTTGTTGTTTCTGGTGGTGGAACTGGATCTTTTGCTGGCGGTGGGGCAGGTGGTGCTATGATTGGAACCCAATCTGTAAGCGCTGCAACTAATTATTCTATTTCTATTGCAGGTGGAGGCGGAACATCTAACTTTGTATCATTTACGCCTTCCGCTGGTGGAAATGGTGGACATGGTCAGGGAAATTCTGGTGCTTCTGGTGGAGGCTGCGGAGTATTTAATAACAATGGCCGTGGAGGCGCAATTGCTGGCCAAGGTCATATAGGTGGTAAAACTAATCATTCTGGCTCAAGCGGAGGTGGGGGTGGATATGGTGGGCCAGGTGGTGATGGAAGTAAAGCAATAGATCCAAATAATGGAAATGAGTTTGGTTATTCAGAGCCAGGACAGGCTGGAGGTGGCGGTGGTGCATTAGCAACAAATATTGAAGGCGGAACTAACTACTATTCATACGGTGGTGGAGGATTTGGTCAAGGATATTATCCATGGGTATGGAATGCGAATGGAGATGCTAGCGATGGAGCAGCAAATAGTGGTGCAGGCGGCGGAGGTTGGGGATTCCACAATGGTGGATCTGGAACTGTAATTTTAGCCCACTCAAGCAATGAAAAATCTGCCACAGTTTCTGGAGGACTTAGTTATAATTTAAATACCAACTCTAGGCCTGGATACAAAGTTTATAAATTTACTGGTGGAAGTGGAAACGTGAGTTGGTAAAAATGGCACATTATGCATTATTAGATGAAAATAACGTAGTAGTCAATGTTCTTGTAGGTAGAAATGAAGACGAAGTTGTTGATGAAATTATTGACTGGGAAGAATATTATGGTAATTTTCATAATATGAAGTGCAAGAGAACATCATATAATACACATTTAGGTCAACACAGATTTGATGGAACTCCATTTAGAAAAAATTATGCACAGGTTGGTGGCACTTATGATGAAGAACGAGATGCCTTTATACCAATAAAATATTTTGAATCTTGGATTTTTGATGAAGATACCTGTGCCTGGAAAGCACCTATTCCACAGCCAGATAATGATCACTATTATCGTTGGAATGAAGAAACTTTAAGTTGGGACAATTTTGGAGAAAAAATTGAGGAATAGCAAGAGAAACCTGCTATAATAACAATAAGGAGCGATAATGCCAACATTTAACACAGATACCCCGAAACCAGGGTATGTCTATGACTCAAGTGATGATACTTGGTATCCCCTTGCTGGTATTGCAGTACAGAGTTTAGATGGATTGAGCGATGTTGTTATAAGTACCGCCGCTTCTGGGCAGACTCTTGTTTATAATGGAACTAACTGGGTAAATACCGCCGAGACTGGAGACGTGTCTGCTGTTTCAGCGGGTACAGGAATAACAGTAACAAACGGTACAGGACCAATTCCATCAGTTGCAATTGATTCGACTGTTACAACTTTAACTGGTACACAAACTTTAACAAATAAAACTTTAACAACACCAACAATTAATGGTGGAACAATTACTGCTACAGGTGGAACTGTTGTTATTCATGGTATTGTACTTCCAGCGACACACGGAATTTCATTTGAAGGTACAACAGATGATTTAAATGAGACAGTACTTGTTGCAACAGATCCGACTGCAGATAGAACAGTAAGCCTTCCAGATGCAACTACAACTCTTGTTGGTACAGATACAACAGATACTCTTACAAATAAAACATTGACAAACCCAATCTTTATTGCACCAGAAGAGCGTTTAACTGTAACTGCTGCTTCTGCGACGGGAACTATAAATATCGACACAATAACATCAGGAACACTATATTACACAAATAGCGCAAGTTCTAATCATGTTATTAATGTTCGTCATAGTTCAAATACCTCGCTAAATAATGTTCTAACTACAGGAGATTCAATTACTGTGGTTTGGCTTAATACTAATGGCGCTACTGCTTTTTATCCAACTGTTCTTACAGTTGATGGCGCTACAAGCGCAGTAAGCGTAAAGTGGCAGGGTGGCACTGCGCCAACAGCGGGGAATGCATCAAGCATCGATGCCTATGTTTATAACATCATCAAAACAGCAGCCACATCTTACACAGTTCTAGCATCCCAAACTAAGTTTGCGTAGGTAAATACATGAGTCCAATAACAGAACTCATAGGTGGTGCAAAGGCTTATGGATGGGGATCTTTTGCTGCAGCAGGTAACTTTTCATCTATCGCTACTGCAACTGTTGGTAGTGGCGGAAGTTCTACTATCACTTTTAGTTCTATTCCGCAAATTTACACGCATTTACAATTAAGAATGTTTGCTCAAAGCAATTATTCTTATCCTGGTAGCGATGGCACTTTAGTAAGATTTAATGGCGATACGACAACAACTAACAGATACCATCAATTATTTGGTAATGGAACAAGCATGACTGCAAATAGCGGAACTGGAAACTTCACAGTAGGGCAACGTATTGGTAATTCAACAGTTAATGGTTTTTTTGGAGCAGTTATTTTTGATATTTTAGATTACACATCTACGAATAAAAATAAAGTTACTCGTTCTCTTGGTGGTGTTGATTGGAATGGAAGCACCGAAGGACAAATTTATTACAATTCTAGTATATATTTGGTTTCTAATACTGCTATATCAAGTATGACAATTACACCAGGCGACGGAACTTTATTTACAAATAATTCACACTTCGCCCTATACGGAATCAAGACGGTTGCATAATGCCAGCAACATACGAACCAATAGCAACTACAACATTAGGTAGCGCAACTTCAGCAGTTACTTTTTCTAACATACCTCAAACATATACAGATTTAGTTGTTGTTTGTATGGGACAAAATACCACTAGCACTGTTGCTATGACAGGCGAAGTAGATATAAATGGCGATGGCGGCAATAATTATTCTTCTACTTGGATAAACATTGGCGCTATAACAGGTAGAGGCGTTAATAATAATGGTGGTTATATAGGTTCATTCAACAGAACAAGTCGTTCTTGGTATGTGATAAATTTTATGAATTATTCAAATACAACTACATTCAAAACTTGGCTAAGCAGATGGGGAACTATGGGTGGACCTGCGCCTGATGCAGGAGCCATTGTAGGAATGTGGCGTAATACTGCGGCAATTACTCAATTAAATTTTAATAGACCCGCAGGAGAATCAGGAAGTTTTGAAACTGGGTCTATTTGGACTTTGTATGGAATTAAGGCGGCATAAAAAATGGCAAATACTTTCGAACCAATAGCAACAGTCACGGTAACTTCACCAACAGGAAGTATAACTTTTTCTTCTATACCACAAACTTATACTGATTTATGCCTTATGATTTCAGCAAGAAGCGTAGTGGCAGGAACATTTTCAGATGAGACAATGAGTTTTAATAATGTTGACCAAGATTATAGTAATATTTATGCATACGGTAATGGTAGTAGTGCGCTTCAGGGGAGTAATGCTTATTCAGGTCAAGGCGGCTTTATTGGCGGTATGCCTGGCAATGGCGCAACTGCTAACACTTATAGCAATAAAATGGTCTATATACCAGAATACACTTCTAGTAACTATAAAGCATATTCGGTAGATTCGGCTTCTGAAACTAACGCAACACTAGCATATATACATATGATAGCAGGGTTATGGTCGCAAACAAGCGCTATTACTTCTATTGTTTTGAAAACTGACAATCTTCAAAATTATAACACTGGCACCATTGCTACACTTTACGGCATTAAGAAATCATAGGGCAAATCATGAAATTAAATAAAAACAAAGGAGGAAATAATGTCAGAACCATTAACTAAGTTAGTGATCAATTGTGAAACTAAAGAACAAACAATTGTTCCGCTTACCGCCGAAGAAATCGCACAGCGTGAGGCAGATGCAGCAGCATTTGCTGTAGCAGAAGCAGAGCGTATTGCAGCAGCAGAGGCAGCAGCAGCCGTCAAAGCCAGTGGTATAGCAAAACTACTAGCCCTTGGCCTAACTGAAGAAGAAGCCAACGCACTAGTAAAATAGTAAACTTTGTGTTATACTAATATTTGGGGGGAGTTAAATGACACAAATAATTAAATTTACAGATACTATTGGGGTACCAGAAGAATATCGTCCAGTACCCGCTTCAAAAATAATTCCTGAGTGGTATAAGAAATTAGATTCTTATGTCGGGGGAGAAAAAAGACCAGACGGCAATGCAGGTACAACAGCAACAGCAAAACGTTGTATGCCTATCTTTGATGCTATAACTGGTGGGTATATTATTTCTACTCATGTTGATTTATGGGTTTCTCAACGCCCCGACGAAAATGGAAATGTTGCACCATATTATGAATGGGCTAACTTTGGTGCTATTTCATTTCATCCTAAACATCAATTACCAGAACATCCAGATGGAGCAGGGCATGAATTTAGTTATCCTAAATGGAATAATGCTTGGGCTATAACAACTCCTCCAGGGTATTCGTCTCTTTTTGTATCCCCGCTTCATAGAGAAACACCTATTATTGTTTTGCCTGCAGTTGTAGATACTGATACTTATAATGCTCCTGTTAACTTCCCCTTTGTTTTGCGGGATCCAAAAATGGATGGCCTAATTCCAGCGGGTACTCCAATAATGCAAGTTATTCCATTTAAACGAGATGAGTTCCAAATGGAAATAGGTAGCAATGAAGAATTCCAACAACAGGCAAAGGTAACAAATAAACTAAGGTCTGTATTTTTTGATTCTTATAAGAGACAGTTCAGACAGCCCAAAGAATACCGTTGATTTATGGTATAATTTTCGTGAGAGGGTAGCAGTAAGAAACCTGCTATAATAAACACTATGCCTACTACATTTAACTACTCTGGCAAACCAGCCTTCATGTACGATCAGGAAACTGATGTATGGCTACAACTAGGCGGTGCAATAGATACCTCTGCAGGATACACATGGACAGGTGTAAATAATTTTTCCAGTGACGTTACCTTCGCAGATTCGCTTACATCTAGAGAAGGTATTAATAACTTTTTAAATCCCGCTGCACGTGACGCAGCAATTACATCTCCAGTTCATGGAACAGTTGCATTTTTGCGTCAAGATGCTGGCGGTAGCACAATTAACCAATGGCAATATTACAATGGATCTTCATGGGTTGCTAATGATGGAGATATTTCTGGAGTTACAGCAGGCACAGGTTTAAGCGGAGGCGGAACCGCTGGCAGCGTAACTTTGTCGGTAGATACAACATTCGTTGCTACCACAAGCAATACAATGACAATGAGCAATAAGACTTTAACTGCTCCAATTCTTACTGGTGCAGTAACCTCAACAGGTGATATTGTTATGACTGGTGCGGGGCATGTAGGAAGTATCAAAGACGAATTTATGCTTATCCTAATGGGAGCACTATAAAATGCTATATAATACTATTGGAGGTAGTAACTAATGGCTACAACAACTAAAGCACTTTTTCGTGGTGCTGCAACAACTTCAGGAACTGCTGCACCTTTATATACCGTGCCAGCAACAGGAACAACAGCGGTAATTACAAACATTGCAGTATGTAACCCACTTGCATCAACATCTACTTTTACTTTAAATATTGGTGGAACTAATTTTGCTGCTACCTCGGCGGTAGCCCCAAATACAACACAATTAATTGATCTTAAACAAGTACTTGAGTACAATGCAACAACTTCAAATATGCAAATTACAGCAAGTGCAGTAACCACAGCAGTAACATTCCATATTTCTGGAATTGAAATTTCATAAGGAGTAAGTAATGGCCATTTCACTATTTCCACCACAAGCAGCAGCGGGAGGGTACGACCCTTCTAAGGTAACTCTTCAACAAACAATCACATCTGGAACAACAGTTACTGGAATTCCATCAACAGTTAACTGGGTTTATGTTGTTTTAGTTGGCGGCGGCGGAGGCGGCGGAGGTGGTGGCGGATCTGGTAATTCTACTTATTCTGGTCTTAGTGGCGGCGGTGGTGGAGGCGCAGGTGGTGGCGGTGGCGGAATTACATATGGATGGATTTCAAAATCTTCAGTATGCGCTATAGGCGCAGCAGGTGCTGCTGGCAATGGTGGCAATGGTAGTAACAGTTTAGGAACTTCTGGAAACGCTGGAAACTCAGGAACCTCTGGTGGATCAACAACATATGGATGGATGAGCGCTGGCGGCGGCGGAGGCGGAGGATCTGGCTCAGGTGGTGCAGGTGCTACTAATAGAAGTGTTAACGTAAATGGCAGGGATGGAAGTAGTGCAAATGGTCCTTCTGCTGCTGGCGGAGGTGGTGGTGGACCTGGCGGTTCTGGATATGATAATGCTGGTGGAACTGGCGCTGCTGGTGGCTCAGGAAGTTCTGGAGTTGCTGGGTATTTTGGTTCTCCTGCAGGTGCTGGAGCCACAGCAGGAGGAACGGCTGCTAATTCTGACAGTTCTGGTGTTTCTTCAGTAGCGGCTGGAGGCGGGGCTGCAGGTGGCTCAGGAACTCAAAACTCTGGTGGTAATCATACTAGTGGAAACAGTAGTGCAGGTGGAAATGGTGTGATATCAGGTGGTGGCGGCGCAGGCGGCGCTGGCGGCGGAATTGCTAGAGGTGGTACCAATGGTGGATCTGGATACTGTCCAGGCGGCGGAGGCGGCGGCGGTGGTCGTGGAGGACAAACAGATAATAACTTTAATGCTGAAGGAGCAACTGCTGGTGGAACTGGTGGAACTGGAACTGGTGGAAGTAATTCTTCTGGAGGAAATGGCGGCGGCGGTGCTGGCGGCAGATCTATGAATAACAATGCTGACAGTGGAACTGCAGGAAACGCTGCAAATGGATATGGTGCTGGTGGAGGCGGCGGCGGAGGTGCTGGCGGTGTACGTGCTGGTGCTGGTTCTGCCCCAAACAACGGATATAACGGCGGTGCTGGCGGTGCTGGTGGTGCTGGTGGTAATGGCGTTATCTACATATATTATTAAAAGGAGCAAATATGACAAGATATGCAGTATTAAGTAGGGCTAATGAAGTTATTAATATTATTCTTACAGATAACAAAGAACAATCTGAAATTGATTTAAACTGTAGTTTAGTAGATGCAGAAGCAGCAAATGGCGCTGTATTTGGTTGGATATGGGATGGAGAAAAATATAGTCCACCAACACCTCCAGCAGAGATGTTAGAGGAACTAGCAGAAGAACCAGCAGCAGAATAAAAAAATACTTTTATTGTGAAAATAAAAGTAACTATTAATAGCCTACCTAAAAATTATAATTTAGACGAATATACAGGAACTGGTAATTTTTATAAAGATTTAGAGTTTTTTATAAACTCTGATATAAAAAATGCTGATGTTTGGTTTATAGTTGACTTTCCATTCCATGATGATTATGAATGTTATATAAACAAAGAAAATGTTTTTTTTCTATCCTCTGAAACTGGATTTTTTACTGAGTGGTGGTTAAAAAAAGAAGGATCTGATTTTTTGGATAATTTTAGTAAAATATTTTCTTTCTATAATATAGATAGAAATAATGTTATTAAAAGTCCACCTTTTCAATATTGGACTATAAATGGATTTCATGGACTGTCACAGTTTAAGAAAAATAATATTGGTATAAATTATCACAAAAATAGTAGTTTTATTAAAGATAAAAATTTTTGTGTTTTGCATTCAAACAGAATCAATATTCCAGGGCACAAAAAAAGAGTAGATTTTTTAAATAATATACAAGATAAATTAAAAGAGAATATTCACTGGTTTGGTGCTGGAGTAGGTATCAATGATTTTATAAAAAAAGATTATGAATTAGAAAATATTCCAAATGGATCAAATAAGTTAGATATACTAAAAAGATATAAATATAACTTAGCAATAGAAAATAAAAAAGATAGTTATGTTTTTACAGAAAAACTTATAGATTCATATATTGCGCTTTCATATCCAATATACTATGGTGCAGATAATTTAGACACCTTTTTTCCAAAAGAATCTTTTATTCCTATTGATATAGACAATATAGAAGAATCACTAAACATAATAAAAGAAACAATAAAATCAGATGTATATAAAAAAAATAAAGAAGTTCTATATGAAGCAAGAAATCTTTGTTTAACAAAATATAATATAGTAGATAGGCTTGCAAAAATAGCAGAAGAGTATTATAGTCCTGGAAATAAAGAAAAAGTTATATTACCAGACTTTATCTGTCGTTTTGGAGAAGATTAAAAATAACCCCCAGACTTTGAAGCCTAGGGGCATTTTTATTCCCTAAAATTAACCAGGGAATTTATGAAGCCACTTATTCACAGCACCTTTATTATAAGATGACCATGAACTCCAATCTTCCCCGCCCTTAGTCATACGATATGCAATTTGTGCATTTATGACGGGATTGAAAAGATCAGCATTATGCTCTAGATCAAATCGCTCACGGCGATCTTCTCCAAGAACATCTAGCATATTAATTTGAAAGACGCCAAATGAGGAGTCTCCAGTTTTGATGTTTCCATTAAAAGCAAATGGACGACCATTGGATTCAGCCTTAGCAACTGCCCAAGCAGTCTTTAAAGCCTTTCCTTTGAACCCTACTGCCTTAAGTAATTCAACCAACTGGCTGTCAGTTAAACCTGTAGCATTATTATATTTTTCAAGTACCCTGTCATTATTGGCCTTAGATAGCAAAAGAGCCGCCTTGTGGGCGGCAGCGACTGCTGGTTCGTTAGTTTTATAAGACAAGTTATTCTTGGCAGCGGCATTTGGAATAGCACCTAAAAGTGTTACAATTCCAAACATAGTTGCAAGAACCCCCGATAGTATTTTTCTGTCTCTCAAGTTTTTTCCTCCTTAGAAACGCAATAGCACCATTTTAACGGTGCTATGCACCTAGTATAACACAAAAAATGCTATTTAGTCAAGTTGCGGAAGTGCTATAATATAAGAACTATGGCATCTGGCGAAACAATTACATATGATTTACCGTATCCCGTTGCATCTGATCCAGTAAATGTACATGAAGATATACAAGGATTGGCAGAAGCAATTGATGCTATTTTGCCTACCCTCGGACTTCCGTATCATACATTAGAAGTTGTTAATAATACTGGCTCAACAATTGCAAAAGCATCACCAGTTTATATTTCTGGGTTTGGTGCAACTAAACCACGTGTTGCAAAATGTGATGCAAATACATCTGCAACATTTCCTGTAGTTGGATTAACACAGGCAGCAATTACAAATGGATCTGACGGTGTTGTTTTAGTAAATGGAATTTTTAGTGATGTTAATACTTCTTCATATGCCGCTGGAGATAGACTTTATGTTGCAGCAGGTGGAGGACTTACAAATACACAACCAACAAGTGGCGGTGGCGTAATTGGCGTGGTAGCAAAAGCAGCAATATCAGGTATAATTATTGTTGGTGCAAATAAAGGCAATGGCACATGGGGTGCACTTAAGGATGGTTTGTCATGACAAGTTATAGAAATACTGGTAGCAGCGCTTATTCAATTGGCTCTGAGCCACCTACGATTACTTGGACGGTAGTTAGTGGAGACACTGCTTCGTTTCGTGTATACGTAGAAGATGATGACCGTAATCCATTAGATTTATCTACCTGGACACTTGCTATGGACATTGTTAGAACTGGTACAACTAGTACAGAAACCATAGTTGCTCTAACTCCAACAATTACCGAAGATGATGATGCTACTGGTAGTTTTACAGTTTCTCTTTCAAGTTCTGATTCTCAAGCATTAGAAACTGATGATGAATTTGATATTCAGATTTCTGATACTGACCGTGTTTGGACTCTTGCTAAAGGTAAAATGATTATTATTGATGATATTACAGCAGATCCAACATCATGAGAAATGCAACATTTGAACAAACTTGGGAAACACGCAGGATAGTTAAATTAAAAGATCTATCTCCAAGAGTAAAACCAAAACAAATACTGCCATTTAGAGTACAGTTTGAAACTCTTGGTTTGTCCCTTGCTGGTGGATCAGGTGCTGCTGGTATCGGTGTTGCTATTATTGGCACTAATTTCTATATCAGATAGAAACCTTATTTTGTGATATAATCAACATTATGGCCATTGTCCCTATTACCCAACTTAAGACTAAATTTGAAACTGGCGATAGACCAACGCAACAGGATTTCGTAGATTTAATTGACACTACTTCCTACCGTGCTGATTCTTTGGGCGGGGATGGAAATAACTCCGTAACAATCAATGGCATAGAAACTCCATTAGTATTTGACACAATAGATACTACGGTTTGGAGAACTATAAAGTATTTAATTCAAATGTCTCATGCTGGATCTTCGTCCTATAGAAGCACTGAGATAAACTTGGTTTTTGATGGTACCGATCAAAACATAACAGAGTACGGCTCTGTTAAGAACACTAATAGCGATGTTGGAACAATATCAGCAGCGCTAAATTCTGGTACAATTAGCATGACGGTTACCCCCGTCTTAACGCCTATGACCATAAGGTACTACCGCACTGGTCTTAAGGCATGACCCTTATAAGGAGATAAAATGGCGACAGTCGACAAAGCCTTCCGCATTAAGAATGGTTTAGTCGTTGAGGGTAGTACGGCTACCGTTAATGGCTCAAACGTTCTTACAGAAGCATCAACGTCATTTCTGGCAGAGTATGTTGCTGATACCGTAGGCGCAATGGTAACAAGCAATACTGAATCTGGTATTACAGTAACCTACCAAGATGCAGACAATACACTAGATTTTGATGTTGCAGATTTTACAATCACATTAGGTGGAGATCTTTCAGGTTCTGTAACAATTACAGATCTTGCAAATGCAACTCTTACCGCATCTATTGCAGCAGACTCTGTTGCACTTGGCACAGACACAACAGGTAACTACGTAGCATCTGTTACATCTGGCTCAGGAATCTCAGTTACTGGTTCTATTGCAGAAAATTCTGCAATTGTAGTAACCAACGACGATAAAGGTTCTTCACAAAACATTTTCAAAAATATTGCAATTACTGGCGGAGCAACAGTTGTAGCAGACTCAAATGATGACACTCTTACATTTACTGCTGGAACTGGAATTGGACTAACTGCTGCTACATCAACAGACACAATTACAGTTAACAATCTTGGTGTTCATACAATTACAGGAACAGCAAATGAAATTGAAGTTTCTGCTGCAACTGGATCAGTCACAATTGGTCTTCCAGACAATGTAACAGTTGGCGGGAATTTAATAGTATCTGGAGATCTAACTGTAAATGGAACTTCTACTGTTCTTAATACAGAAACTCTTGCAGTAGAAGATAACATTGTTCTTTTAAATAGCAACGTAACAAGCACCCCATCAACTAACGCTGGTATTGAAGTTGAGCGTGGTACTTCTGCAAATGCGTCTCTATTCTGGGATGAATCAACAGATAAGTGGACAGTAAATGATTCAACTACTTCTAAGGCAATTGCTTTGGTTGGAGATGCAACATTTAATACCTTCTCAACATTCACAGATGGTTCAAATAGTGCTACACCAGATTCATCTTCAGATACTTTCACATTTAGTGCAGGTACTGGTATAACTGCTGCAGTTAATGCAGGATCAGATACTCTAACAATTACAAACGTAGGTGTTACAGGTTTAACAGGAACCACCTCACAGGTTATTGTTTCTGCTTCAACTGGTGCTGTAACCTTGTCTCTACCACAGGACATTGCAAGTACAGCAAGCCCAACGTTCGCAGCACTCTCAGTAGGATCTGGATCAGTTACAGCAGGTTCTGTAACTCTTGCAGAAGCCCTTATTGGTTCTGCAACAGCAACCGCTGGAACATCTACTTCCGCAGTAGATTCATGGTCTGCAACAACATACAGAAGCGCTAAGTATCTTGTTCAAATGAAAAAAGACAATGATATTGAAACTCTTGAGGTTCTTGTAAATGTTGATGGAAATAACAACGTTTATATTACAGAATATGCTGATGTTATTAGCAACGTTTCTCTTGGAACTACCGACGCTGATTATAACGCAGGCAACGTTCGTTTGCTAGTTACAGCAGCAGCCGAGGGTACAGCAGTAAAGGTACACAAGACGCTTATTGAAGCGTAATGTGACCACGAAGGGATAAGTGAACTTCAGTGGCAACAACAAATAAAGATTTTGTCGTAAAGGCAGGACTTAAGGTTGCCACTGGAGTTACCTTCCCAGATGGATCAGTTCAAACAAGTGCTGCAACTGCAGTAAATGTTAACAGTTCTTTTCCAGTAAGCCCAAGCAATGGGCAAATGCACTATAATACAACAACAAATAAATTATATTATTATTACAATTCTGAGTGGATTGCTTTAGCAAATTATGATGATACTAAAGATGTTATTAATCACACTCACGATACGTCAATTGGTGGCGGTGGATTCTTAAAAGATACATACCCATACGATGGCAATAGCCCTCAATTTCCAGCATTTATTTGGGAATCTCTTGATGGAGGAACACCAGCAACAACATCGTTTGATCTTACAATTGATGGTGGAGCGGTAGCATGACAAAGTTTGGTATAATGAGATTTAATACGGAGGCTATCAAATGGCAGTAAGAATTCAAATGCGTCGTGGCGCTGCCACATCTTGGAATGCTACAAACCCAGTTCTTGCAGAGGGCGAGTTTGGTTTTGATACCACCGCAGGTCAACTTAAAATTGGTAATGGCACTACTTCTTGGACTAATTTAGATTATTTAGTTACCGACGGAAGCCTTGGCACTAGCCTTGGAGATTATATTGAACTTGTCGAAAAAGGTTCAACAAGCGGTGTTGCAGAACTTGATAGCAATAGAAATTTGTTAGTTCCTAACTCAAGTATTATTTTTGAAGGTTCTTCTGCAGATGAATATGAAACAACTCTTACGGTCACAAACCCTACAGCAGATCGTACTATAACAATTCCAGATTCAACAGGAACTATCGTTCTTGATACAACCCTTGATGAAATGGCACAAGATGCAGTAAATACTGCCTTAACTGCTGGAACTGGTATTTCAAAAACATACAACGATAACGCTAATACAATTACAATTGCAGTAGACGGAACTATAGCAACTACATCTTATGTAGGTAATTCTGTTTCTAGCCATAATGCTCTTACTACAAATGTTCATGGTATTACAGATACTGCTGCCTTAGCAACTACTTCTTATGTTGGTACTGCTATTGCTAACTTTGCTACGACCTCGTTTGTAGGAAACTCAGTATCTAGCCACGCAGCGCTAACTTCAACACATGGAGTAACTGGTGCAATAGTTGGAACTTCAGATTCTCAGACTCTAACAACAAAAACAATTGCCCTTGGTTCAAATACCATATCGGGAACTATTGCAGAGTTTAATACAGCGCTTACAGATGCAGACTTTGCTACTTTGTCTGGAAGCGAAACACTTGCCAATAAGACATTAACTAGCCCAGCAATTAATACTCAAATTACTACAGCAAGCACATCGTTTAATCTTTTGAATACCACGGCAACTACCATTAATTTTGGTGGTGCAGCAGATGTTATTTCTATTGGATCTGCCACTAGCACCGTTACAGTTAATAAGCATCTTGTTGTAACTGGAGATCTAACAGTCAATGGAACAACAACTACAATTAACTCAACTACGTTATCGATAGATGATAAAAATATTGTTCTTGCAGATGGTAATACATCTGATGTTGCTGCAGACGGTGGCGGTATAACCTTAAAAGGTGCATCAGATAAAACCTTTACTTGGACAGACTCAAATGACTCTTGGAGTTCGTCTGAGCACATCAGCCTAGCATCTGGCAAATCTTATAAAATTAACGGGACAAACATCTCTGCTGCTCTTCCTGGTCTTACATGGGGAGAAGTTAGAGATGGCAAGTCTGGTCTAGCAATTAGTTAGACTACTTTATAAAACCAAAAGTACTCAACCTTTAGTTGATGCTTACTGTTTGCAAAAACATTGTAAATTATAACTTTTCTTTATCTAAACTTTGTGCTATACTAGACACTACTTTGCGATTTGCAAAGTTCTCATAATATTTTTGTGGAAAGGTAGTTAAAAACAAATGTCAGATGTATTTTCTTTTCGTCTATTGGATGAATTTGTAAATAAATATAAGGAAGTAGAGCCTCCTTTTGGCTTTACCGACGCAGGAAATAACTCGTTAGGTGAAATCACATTCATCCGCACCTATTCTAGGGTCAAAGAAGATGGACGTAAAGAACGCTGGTATGAAGTTTGCAAGCGGGTAATTGAAGGAATGTACTCAGTACAGAAGAATCACGCCAAAGAGAACCGTTTGCCTTGGAATGATAACAAGGCACAGAAGTCTGCTCAAGAGGCCTATGATCGCATGTTTAGCCTTAAATGGACCCCTCCTGGGCGTGGTCTATGGGCATTTGGTACTCCTATGACTATGGAGCGTAGAAATTCTGCTGCCCTGCAAAATTGTGCGATGGTATCAACAAGAGACATTGACCGTAATGATCCAGGTGCCTTATTTGCTTGGGTAATGGATGCTTTAATGTTAGGTGTAGGTGTAGGGTTTGATACTTTGGGTCAGGATAAGGGGTTTGAGATTTATGCAAATACCGCTGACGAAATCACATATGAAATTCCAGATACTCGTGAAGGTTGGGTAGAGTCTGTAAGACTATTGCTTAACTCATACCTTAAGCCTAATCAGGCAAAGGTAATATTTGATTATTCTAAGATTAGACCATTAGGTGCACCGATTAAGGGATTTGGTGGTACTGCTTCTGGTCCTGCTCCACTTATTAAATTGCACGAAACTCTTCGTAAGGTTATCGGAGATAGGGCTAAAGAAAAACTAGATAGCCGAGCAATTGTAGATATTGTTAACCTTATTGGTACATGTGTAGTTGCTGGAAACGTTCGTCGTTCTGCAACTCTTGCTCTTGGTGGTTCTGGCGACAAAGATTTTATGAATCTTAAAAATGCCGAGGTATTTGCAGAGCGTAACTCATATGATCCAGAAAATCCAGGATGGGCATGGATGAGCAATAATTCTATTGCAGCAACTGTAGGAACTAAGTATGAAGATTATGTAGATTTGATTTCTAATAATGGAGAGCCAGGTTTTATTTGGCTTGATGTTGCTCGTAATTATGGTCGTCTTGCAGATCCTGCAGACAATAAAGATTATCGTGTTATGGGATTCAATCCATGTGCCGAACAGCCATTAGAAAGTTATGAACTCTGTACTCTTGTAGAAGTTCATCTAAACCGTCATGAATCTAAAGAAGATTTCTTGCGTACTTTGAAGTTTGCATATTTGTATGGCAAAACTGTAACTCTTGTTCCAACACATTGGCAACAGACAAACGGTATTATGCAACGTAATCGTCGTATTGGAACTTCTCTAACAGGTATTGCATCATTCTCTGATGAGCATGGTTTGCCTACCGTTCGTGATTGGATGGATGAAGGATATAAAACAATTCGTAAATATGATCATGCATATTCCGAATGGTTATGTGTTCGTGAATCAATTCGTGTAACAACTGTAAAGCCATCTGGTTCTGTATCTTTGTTATCTGGTGCAACTCCAGGTGTTCACTGGGGTCCAGGAGGAAATTACTTCCTTCGTGCTATTCGTTTTGGAACTACAGATCCAATGATTCATTTATTCAAAGCAGCAGGGTATAAAATGGAAGCCGATCTAGTATCTGCTAACACAACAGTTGTATACTTCCCAGTTCATTCTGGACACCCTCGCTCTGAGAAGGATGTTACTTTGTTTGAGAAGATTGGTCTTGCTGCTACTACGCAGAAGTATTGGTCTGACAATGGGGTATCTGTAACATTGTCATTTGATAAGGAAACAGAAACAAAGCATATTGCTCCAGCGCTGCATATGTATGAAGGACAGTTGAAGGCTGTTTCATTCTTGCCTATGGGAAATATGACATATCCACAACAACCATACACTCAGATTACAAAAGAAGAGTATGACTCTTATATTGGCAAGATTAAGAAGATCAATTGGTCTGCTATTTATGACGGTATTGATAATCTTGAGGCTATTGGCGAAAGTTACTGTACCACCGACACATGTGAGATAAAAATAGCGTAAATGCTATAATTAAGGGTAAGGAGTAATATGTCCAACCCGTCAAACCTGTATGCAGAAAAGATATATGCAGAGCACCCTACTGTTCTGTGGGCATTAGATGATCAGTCAGACTACATAAGTCTTATAACCGAGGCACAGCGTAGTTTTACTAGTTGGACGATTACAAATGCCTCTGATAGTATTGATGATGCTCCATCCGTAGAGCCATTTATAAATAGCGTTGTTAATAAACTGGACATTGTTATACCAGCAAATACAAGTTTTGAAATCACCTGTGTAAGCGATGATTTGATAAATTTTTCTAATCTAGACTCTGAGTTGGCTACCTTTGCAACAGGCAGTTATTTTTTTGATTCTAGTGGAGTTCTTCAATCAGTATCAATTGGATATGAATATACAGATACTACAACTGCGGCAAATATACAAAATTTAAAAACTTATACAACAAATTTAACTGGTGCATGGGGATTTGTCTCTGAAACATTTGAGATACCAAATGAAAATACTACGATGAGAGCAGTTATTAAAGCAACTTTTAACAATCCCTCTAGCACATCAACAACTGCTTTTTATATTAATGGAGTAAGCATAGGTCAATGGTCAGAAGATTATAATGCAACATCTCTTGGAGTTTCTTCTACATCATTGCCTTCAATAAGCCTTTTGGGTTCTTTGAAAGGTATTGAAGCAGAAGCATATGGATTAGGAGAAGAGTCTGCCTACTACATTGGTTCTCAAAATGCTATGTTTGCAAAAAACTCAAGTATACCTATGGTATATGGTGCATCAGGAGTAACAATATTAAGACCAGCAACTAGTTCTCTTCCATCTTTGGTGGTTCCAGGAAAAGGATTTTTAAATGAGGCTGGTAGACATAAAGAATACACAGTAGAATTTTGGGCAAAAATAAATTCTAGTGCTACAACACCAAAAAGAATATTTGGACCTATAGGATCTTCAGATGGACTATATGTAGAAAGCGGATTTTTAACTTTTGTTATTGGAAAAGAGTTTGGATCTCATTTTGTTGGTGAGTGGTATAGACCAATGCTAATACATATTAGAGTTATTCGTAACAGTGCCACGGTATTAATAAATGGAGAAGAAGTAATAAGCCTTAGTATTTCTACAGATGATTTAATTTTGCCAGAAATACTTGACAACTCAGGTGATGAACAGGATTGGCTTGGATTTTATGCATACACAGATGTAGATCCAGTTGAATTAGATTGTGTTGCTATTTATCCATACCAGGTCCCAACTCCAGTAGCAAAACGCAGATGGGTATACGGGCAAGGCGTTATTTCTCCAGAAGGAATTGATTCTTCCTACGGTGGAAGTTCTGCGTTTATTGATTATTCTTTTGCAGACTATACAGCAAACTATACATATCCAGATTTTGCAAATTGGAGCCAAGGAACATTTGATAACTTAGTAACTGCGGGAACTTACATAAGTACGCCAAATTATCAACTTCCAACTATATTCATAGGCGATGAAACAATACAAGACTTATATGATGACAATCAAAACATACAGGCTGGACAAAATAAATTTATAACATTTAGACCAACAACAAGTTGGAATTCTGTTCATGCGTATTATAACTTTCCTAACTTTAATGTTTTAAACGAAGAAGTAAAGGCAGTATATGGAGTATTTAGTCATGACGATGTTACATCAATAAATCAAACCCTATTTAAAATCTATAACAAAACAACTGGTAACTACTTTCAGGTAAAACAAGATGATAATGAACTTATTTACAGTCTATATTATAATGGAGCAAGTACATCTTTATATACGTATAGCACAATAAGCGTTAATCAAATTTTTGCTGTGGGTATAAACATACCAGATTTAGTTGCCAGATTTGGTGGAAATGTATCAGCATTTTTTGGAAACAGAAACGGACTTGAACTATATGTTGCAGGAGATGCAACAACATCCAATACCTTTGAAGGCAATCTTTATTCTTTTGGTCTTTGCACCGCCTTAAATGCAAACGAAGCAGATACATATTTTGCTAATGGTTTTGTTGCAGCAACATCGGGTCAAGACCTTATATCATTTACTGCAAGTTATACTTTGCTACCTACAGAGGCATATGATACATACTTTTTAGATATTGGAGTTGCTGGATACTGGGAAGATTACCTACCTCTTTCATATTTTGCACAGTTTGTACAAAATGATATAGGTAACTCTTTTTATGATTTAGACTTTTTACAGTTTAATATAGGATATCCAAAACCTTCTAACTTGGTGGAGCAAGCATCAACAAGCACTTGGACATATCAGGCCCTTAAGGACGACTACGAATTTCCAGTTCAAAGAACATATGGACAACTAGACAATTATCTTTTTACTGGTTGGGAAGATTACTCTCAAATGTTAGGCAAGACAGAAAAATATTATGAATATGATACTGCAGATGCATCCGTTAGAAGTTTTATAACGCTACAATATGTAGAAGAGGGTGCCAATGCCCCAAGATCAAACTTTACAGTAAGAACTGCAAGAGAAGGTTCAATAATTGATATAGATAATTTTGCAAACTGGGAGTCTACTAAGTTTGAAGTCGTTGATAATACATTAATATATCCAACAAAGACTTCCGACTTTAACGATTTAGCAATTGTATATCATCTTGATTTTAATATTCGTGGTATTTTAAGAAAGCCAATTAGACTTCGTAGACTAGAACTAGCATCTCAAGCACTAAACGATAATTCATTTAATCCAATAGGAACAAGGTTTGGAATAGACATGTTTCCGTATAAGAGATCTGGAATTTATTTTGATTATAAGTCTAAAAATCCTTTTAGTATCTATAAAGGCAGCACTCCATATCTTTATATGAATAGAACCTCTGGTGTTCAAGTTCGTGGAGATTATGATCCACTTGTTAGCAGGGGAATTGCTATTCCTATAAATCCAAATACTGCAGATAACTACCGTGTTAGCGCCTTACAGATGTGGATGAGATATGACGAAAGACAATTTCCCGCAACACCTGTAGAACTTTTTGAGGTTAAATACCGTTCAGATACTATTAAGTTTTATTTTGTAGCAGATAGTGAAACTGGAGATCGTGCAAGAATTTATGCAAAGAGTGTAGAAACTGGAGAAGACTTTAGTGGTTTATCATATTATTGGAATGGCAAACTAGTAAGAGAACCTGTTGCAACTAGAAATCAATGGGGAGTTTTAGGAATTGGATTTTCTTCAGCCCTTAATTTTGATTCCTTCCTTGGAGGAATAAATCTCAATGGTCCATTTGTATTTAATAATGTTGCATACTATCAGGCAAATAATTTACAGCAAGTCCAAAGCACACTTATTAGGCCTTGGCAGCAGGTAATAACTGATGGAATAACAAGTTATGACTGGGAATACTGGCTAAACTCCTCAACGTGGGAAGGGGTCCTAGTAATTGGACGATCCGACCTATATGGAGTAAATCCAGTTGATATTTATAATACATATATTGGAACTAATAAGATTATTTTTGATGATGATGAAGGTTTGACTGTAGACGCAGATAAAATCAAGGTCTATACAGATACAACATGGACAATTAACGTCGGTACACCAGTATAATCTGCTATACTTATGGATATGAGTAGTGGAAAATTGCCAAAAGTTGGTAACGTCAGGCGCAAAGTTATAGAAAAAAACTACGCTTGGGGTCTTTATGTGTACAAAAAATCTAATGGTAAGTGGTTTACTGACGGACAGGGTAGCGTTTTAAATATTCCAGCAATGCGTGGAGATATATCTAAGATTGCTGAACTTAAGAAAGCAGCCATGTACTATGGCGACGAAGGTGACGGAGAATGTATTTTTGTGCCTGGTTTAAGCAGGGTATCTGAAGAACAGTATTCTGAAATGGTAGACAGAATGAAACAAGGGCTTATTCCAAATGTTAACGATCTTGGTGCCGTCTATGATGCTCAACAGACCTTGAGCAAACACGGAAAGGATGTTTACGATAATGAGTAATGATTTTGATTATATTCAAGCAAGTTTAAACACACAAAACAAAGAGCCAAACCAGTTTGCAAATTTGGATCCGTTTGCTAAGTCTTGGGATGACCTAAAAACTTTAAGCGGAATTGACAATAACTTCCGTCGCAGAACTAGTAGAAATATTACAAAGGCTGCTTCTGAAAGTCCAGCCTATTTAACAGCAGCAGGTTCAATGCCTATGGGCGATGGTATTGGATCAAAGCAACTAAATCCTGGCACGGTATACAGAAACGGCTATGGTCTATTTGATGTAATTACACCACCATACAATATGTATGAGTTGGCTAACTTTTACGATACAAACTTTGCTAATCATGCCGCTATTGATGCTAAGGTAGAAAATGTTGTTGGTTTGGGATATCGCTTTGATATTACAGATCGCACAATGCTTAGTTTTGAAATGAGTGAGGATGAGGGCAAAGTAGATAGAGCAAGAAATAGAATTGAACGAGCAAAGATTATGCTTCGTGACTGGATTGAAGGTCTTAATGATGATGATTCATTTACGACTACTATGGAAAAGGTTTATACAGATCTACAGGCTACAGGTAATGGATTTCTTGAGGTTGGTCGCAAGGTAAACGGTGAGATCGGATATATTGGACATATTCCAGCAACCACTGTTCGTGTACGTCGTTTAAAAGATGGTTTCTTACAGATTATTGGAAACAAGATTGTTTACTTTCGTAATTTTGCTGCAACAAATGCAAATCCGATAACTACAGACCCAAGACCTAATGAGATTATTCATTTAAAACAATACTCTCCTCTTAATACATTTTATGGTATCCCAGATATTCTTGCTGCGCTACCTTCACTAATTGGAGATCAATTAGCGTCTCAATATAATATTGATTACTTTGAAAACAAGGCTGTTCCAAGATATGTAATTACAGTCAAGGGAGCCAAACTTTCTGCAGATGCAGAAGATAAGATGTTCAGATTTTTACAGACTGGCCTAAAGGCTCAATCACATAGAACTTTGTATATTCCACTTCCTGGAGATACAGAAAATAACAAGGTTGAGTTTAAGATGGAGCCAATTGAAAACGGTATTCAGGAAGGCTCATTCAAAGAGTATCGTAAACAAAACCGTGATGATATTTTGATTGCACATCAGGTTCCTATTTCTAAACTTGGTGGATCTGATTCTGCTGCTATTGCTGCTGCGATTTCACAAGATCGTACATTCAAAGAGCAGGTATCTCGTCCAGCACAAAGATATTTAGAGAAGATGGTTAATAAGATTGTTAAAGAAAAAACAGATGTTCTTGAATTAAAGTTCAATGAACTTACCCTGACTGATGAAATTGCACAGTCTCAGATTTTGGAACGCTATGTAAAGACTCAAGTCATGACCCCTAACGAGGCTCGTGAAAAACTAGATCTTCCACAGCGTCCAGATGGGGATAGCCCATTTGTTATGAGTCCAAGACAGGCTACTGATGCTAGGGCAGATTTGGCGGGGAATCGACAAAGAGACGTTGAAAGAACAAATAACAACTCAGATTCTCCATCCACAATTTCTGGCAGAAATCCACAGGGAGAGGGCCGTTCATCCACATAATGTCCACATAGTGATATAAACGGATGATATAATTAACCTGCAATGATTATAAATAAAGCACACTGGGTTACGGAAGGCGACAGCGTTCGTTTTTCTATGCCCATTGGCAAGATTGACCAAGAACGTCGTACTGTTTCTGGTTTTGCAACACTAGATAACATTGACAAACAAAATGATATTGTAACTACGGAAGCAAGCATGACTGCTTTTAAGAAATTCCGTGGCAACCTTCGTGAAATGCATCAACCCAGTGCTGTCGGCAAGGTTGTTTCTTTTAAAGAGGATCGTTATTTTGATCCCGAAACAAAGAAGTTTTATAGTGGAGTTTATGTTTCTGCATATGTTTCTAAAGGTGCACAGGATACATGGGAAAAAGTTCTTGATGGAACCTTGACTGGTTTTTCAATTGGTGGAAATATTAAAAAGTTTGATGACGAATTTAATCCAGACCTTGATAAATCAGTGCGTATAATTAAGGAGTACGAATTGCACGAGTTGTCACTTGTTGATAATCCTGCTAACCAATTCGCTAATGTTATCTCTATTGAAAAAGGACAACTTGGTGGATATTTGGCAAAAGCAGTAGTTGATACAGTTTACTGGTGCAAAGAAGACGATATTGTTCGCTTGTCTCCTGAAGATAAGGAAGCATGTCCTACTTGTGATAAAACAATGTCAAACATTGGTTTTGTTGAGCACGGCGATGACAATATTGAAACATTAAAGTTCTTAGTTGATAGTGCAAAAGGCATTAGAACAATTAAGATGACAAAGGAGGATAATCCTATGACAGAAGAAACAGAAGTTGTAGCAGAGGCACCAGCCGAAGCAACACCAGTTGTTGAAAATGTTGAGGTTGCTCCAGAGGCTACAGCAGAAGTAGTAGCAGAGCCAGAAGCAGTTGCTCCAGAAGCACCTGCTGATACTGAACTTGCTAAGACTGATGAAGTTGCTCCTTCAACAGAAGAAGTTGTAGAGAAGAAAGAAGATGTTGTTACAGATATCGCCAAAG